GGCTTCAGCAATTACATCATCAAGTTCTGACAAACGATTGGAGCAATCAAACTGTATAACTTCACCGGAGTCTGAGTAAACCGCACCCGCAGATATTTGTAGCAACTTGTTTAGAATTGCAGCCGCATTTACCCCCGAGATTTCTTCCCCTGCCGCAATCATTAGAGCCTGTTGTTTCATCTGTTTGTAGTAACGCTCTTGCTGTTTGGTTAGGGGTATCTCGCGGGTTTCGTATGTCATCTCCGGAAGGTCAAGGCACTCTTTCTTGGTGAAACGAATTGCAGGTTGCAGTGCATCGTGAACAGTCTGACTAGCGTTTTCCCTAGGTAGCCACCGGAACTGTGACACTTTCCACATGACCTTGTCTCGCCACGAACCAAAAAACTTTGGTACGCGATCAGGGTTCACAAGCCTAGCCAATCCGTATGCGTCTTCGGGAGATTGAGATGCGGGTGTGCCTGTCAGCATCCATAGCCACCGCTCTGATGCAATAAGTTTCTGCATAACCTTAAACCGTTTAGTGCTTACGTTCTTGTATGCGTTGGCTTCATCAATCACTATGAGGTCAAAATCGTTTGCGTTGATATCGTCAGCCACAATCTCTACACCATCAAAGTTGATGATCACAAACTCTGCGTGACTGTTAATTATTTTTTTGCGTTTCTCAGGAATACCGTATGCCACATCACAGGAACGATGCATAGCAAACTTAAACAAGTCGTCTTGCCATGCAGACTGCATGATAGACAGAGGACACACTACAAGCACCCTTCGTATGAAACCTAACTTCATCAAATAATCTGCTGCCCATATCACGGATGCCGTTTTACCTGTGCCTTGTTCGTTGAAACAAAATGCACGGCGATGCAACGTAAGAAAAGATGCGGTAGTTATTTGGTGTTGGAATGGCTTGTGCAATCCCGCAAAATCATAGTTGCTTACGATTGGTGAGGGGATATTTTTGATGCCGAGATTTTTTAGGACTTGTGCTTCTTCTAAGCCCCAATTAACCGCGACTTTATGGAGACCGTTATCCTCTCCAAGCGTTTTGCTCTTTGGGATAACGGCGGTAACCCGTTCGGGTCGTTTGAGATTTAACAGTAATACTTTATTGTTTACAATTTCCATGGTGTTTACAGATGCGTTTACAGGCGAATGTGGAATCCCACTTCGCCTTTTGTAATAGTGTTTTACTGCGTACTACTTAACTGAACTATCTTTGTTTCGCTTAAAACTTCTGTTCTTGGATGGAGATTCTAAACGAATGCCATCCTTGTTGCTACCCCCTTTTGATAGGGGTTTTACATGAGCCACATCTTTGCCTTTGCGGTCAACGCCCTTCTTGTCGAGGGTGCGCCTAGCACGCTGACGTTCCATGCGGTTTTCGTGTTCGCCCCTCTCAAGTTGTTGCTTATACTCTTTCTTGTAGGGGCGGGATTTGTTTACATAAGGCATAAAGAAGTTGTCGAGTTAAACTGGGTTTAACTCAGATTATGAATGCCTTCCGTTGTGAATGCAAGTATGCACCGCACAATAGTTTCGGCAAGTGAAGTTAGGTTTGGGGTTCCAAACATCCTGTGTATAAGCGGATTCTAGGGGGACATAGAGGTACAAAGCGTCGCGCAGAAGTCCGAGAAAATCGCCACGCACATAGTCTTTTTTAACAAAATCTTTTGACACAACAAACATCAACGCACCCTTCACCCGTTCGACTTCGGGGAAGTGGGCAAAAGTAGCCATCGCTAGAAAGTCTAATTGTTTAGAGTCGGCATACTTGGCGTTCCTACCCGTCTTGTAGTCAATGATATAAGCGGTCTTATCTTTGATAATTATGAGGTCGGCAATGCCCCGCCACCAAACTTGTTGGTCAAAGAATTCGCAGGGCTTTCCGCTATCGGTCAACCCCATTTTGTACTCACAAAGTTTCTGACCGTCTATTGCGTTTAAGGTATCTAGTTGGGATTTGATGAACGAGAATTGTTCAGGCAACGGGGTTCCGTCTTTGATATAGAGTTCGGCTGCCTTATGGAGTTCTTCTCCATAAAGAAGTTGCTCTGTCTTTGGTTCAACATAGTCCTTCACCACCCGTAAGTGGTGATACTTCTTTGGACATTGGTGAAATAGAGTGATACTAGAGTACGACCAAGAGGGAGATTTATTCGGCATCGGGTATATTTGAGTTGATTGCGGCTTTCATCATGCGCAATTCTACAATAGCAAATTCAATCTGACCCGACGCTTCACTAAATTGATTCTTCAAAATTAGTTGGTAGGTTTCTTCTAACTGCCGTTTAGCCTCTAAGTAGTGTGGTGCATAATCAAGTTTAACCATAAACATCTCCTATTAAATTAACATTCGCCATAGTTTGCGCCTACACCTGACTCGCAGTTCAGAGGTAAGCCTGTTGCCCATTCGGGTGTCCATCTCATACAAGATTCTACATATTCTTTTGCCAAGTGTTGTTCTCCGATAGGCGCAATACAAGCAATTGCATCATGTACAGTTAGCACTACCCGATACTTCTCGGCTATTTTGAGCATCTGCTGACCAATAACAATACGGGCTAACGCTTGGGTTACATTCTCTATAACCTTACCACCGTAGATTTTTACCCACTCGTTCTTTCTAGCCTCGTATTCAAATCCACCGTCTGCGGTTGGTCTCAAGTTGTTGTATTTTACATGGAGTCCTGACGGGAGCCGGATTCCTCTTGCGCCTTCAACCATCAAGACCCTGTGCTGACCAAGAGGGGCGTTCTTATTCTTCAGTATTGCGGGCAGTGCGTTTTGACCTTCGTACCACAACTGCTTGATCTTAAAGTTACGCTCGCGATAGATCTGAATGATCCGTTCGGCTTCATGTTTTTCCAACTTAACCTTTTGTAGTGCCAACATATTCTTAAACTTTTCTGCACCCATACCATAGCCACAACCTAGCACAACGGTCTTACCAATGAACCTTTCGTCTTTCGATATATCTTCTTCGGGTTTGCTGTATATGGCTGAAGCCATGATGCGGTAAACATCTTGTCCTGTGGAGAACGCTCCCACAATATCCTGCTGACCCGCTAACCACGCAAGCATCCGAGCCTCTATCTGTGCGGAGTCGGCATCAATAATTACATATCCTTCGGGTGCGCATATGGAGTTCTTGAGGGCTGAAGATCCTGTTCTCGACGGCAGATTCTGAAGATTGAGGCTATCTGAACCACCCCACCTACCTGTATGTGCGGCATAGTATTTAAGGGGAACCGGTAAATGACCTCTAAGCCCTATGCCTATAAACCTCTCTGTGCGTGTTTCTTCAAGTGTAGATTTGACCCCAAGCCTAGCCGCCACCGCAGTCTGCACCGCTACATCTTCATCGGCTTGTAGGGCTAGGAATTCTTTATCTGTTTTAGCAAATGCCAATGTTTCTTTGCCTGTGGTCGGGCTAACTTTCGTTGGCGGTTCTACTCCCCTGCTTCGCAACCAATCTGCAAACTTGTTGTTAGACATGAGTGTTTCAGTATCCAGCCCAGACGCGGTAAGCAATTTATCTTTGAAGTCCTTGATCTGCACTAAATGTTTAGTGAGCAAGTCAACATCTACCCTGAGAACGGGTTCGGCAAACATCCGTATCGTAAGGTCGATCAACTTTAGTTCGTGCCTTGGAAAGTCAGGCAACATCTTCTTAAACAACTTGTAGGTTAGTTCTACATCGTTACAGCAATACAACCCATACTGTTTCAATTCTGATTTAGAGAAGTCGCGCTTGTGTTTACCAATAGCACTACCAACTTCCAAGCCTTTCATGCCAATGCCATATAACTCGGCAAGTTTTGCCAATGACTTTGACTGTGTTGCGGGTAGAAGTGCTTGACCCATAGACATGGTATCAATCCAACCCAAAGGCACGATGCCAAATCGCCACACTAAAATAGCCGCATCGAACATCGTATTATGTGCAAGGACTAGGCTGTGCGCCCAATCAAATTGCGTTAGCCACTCTTCAATATCTTTATGAGTACCACTAAACCAACGCGTGTCACCGTTGTTTTCTTTTACTGCTACACCAATTACTTCAAATAAATCTGACCGAACATACTCTTCAGTCGTCATCTTGCTTAGGGAATAGTCTTTATCGTAGTAAGTCTCAAAGTCTACTGTCAATAATTTTGTTGATGACATCTTCTAACTCCTTCACATTTTCTACATTTATAACAACGGCGATACCCCCTTGGTCTTTGATAGACGCCAAGTTCTTATATTGCAACGCAGTCGGCTGATCTTTGGGCGTAGCCTTACATTCAATGGCTATGAACCGCCCCCGAAAACAAGCAACTATATCGGGTATTCCACTAGAACCGTAACCGGACATTACGGGATAGAACCAATAGGCTCCAAAACTATCAAGTAGTTTTGTTACCTTGATCTTTACTTTCTTCTCCGGAGTCATTTGGCTTTCTCAAGACTTGTAACTCAGAACCATACAGGAAATAAGAGTTTGCTTCAACTTTAACCCCAATGTCTTCTAGCAACTCCTTGTGTGGTGCGATACGCAACAACGCCACCTTCTGCTGAATAAAGTCAGGTAAGTCATCGAATGAATCGTACTGCGTAACAATTGGTGCTTGCCCATTACCATAAACATTTAGTACCCACTTATCACCGCCGATTTGAAACGCAATTACTTGCATGGCAGAGCCTTTATCATCATTGCAGTTAGATGAAATCCATCTAGATCTTTGTTGTTCTTCACGAAGTTCCTGTGCTTTTTGACGTAATTCAGGAGTGGCGCATTCAATTCTACCGTCAATCAAATCAAGAATAACATCTGACCACCCGTTGTTGCACATCCTTTTCCAAATTTCGCTACATTTTCTTTCAACTTCACGATCAAGCCAATACAATGCACTGTGTCCTGCTTTCAATATATCTTTAGCACGATCTGCATAAGTAAACGGGCGAACAAACTCATCAACAAGTTTCACTATGATTTTGTCTTTGACTGTACGCTTTTCATTTTTAGGGCTTCGTTGATTGTTGATGCGATCAGACTCAACCACAAATGTATGATCTGTGGGCGGAGTATAGGTATGATCAACAGATAATTTAGCAAATGATTTCTCCCATATGCCTGTATAAAGTTCTACGGATACAATCATTTCTTTTGTGGTAAGACTTCCGTCTTCGTTTTGTCCCCCCGTTCGACAATCTTTTGTGCGATATTTTTTAACTGTAATATCAGAGTACCGTTTGTTTAGGCGGTCAACGGCAATTTGTAGTTTAGGGTGTAGTTTGGCTTCAGTTTGCATGGCATTTTCCTTTCTTAGTTATCGAACGATTGTTAAATTTGGTACATCACGCATCTCGTATATGGCGTCACTATGCTTTGTTTTGATCCACTCATACATAAACTTCTTCATGCTTTGGGTTGTGCATATATACTCTCCTCGTGAATAGTATTTGATCCTAGCGCATTTACAGAGTAGCGCATCAAACGCAGATGCAAACTCTTCCGGTGCAGATTCCATCGTGTGATTGGCAACAGAAGTTAATAAAGAATCAATTTCTGAGTTGTCTACCTTGTTAACAATGTCTTTAAGAAACCCATCTCTCTCATATGCACCACCTGCCAACTTGTTCATTATTTCGACATACTTTAGAAACTCTTTGTACTGCTTAAGAATTGGTGCGTACACTTCCTTAATTACATAAGGTTTTTGTTCTGTCGGAAGTTCCCCTTTGAATACGTAATCAACCCCCTGTTCTGTTTTAGTATAGTGAAGCACCAACGAGTCGCCACGCGTTATAGGGTATTGAATTTGCTTCACCATATCACGCAGATACCATTTACTATTGTGGGCATACACGCATCTAAATCTAGGGCGAAACATAGCGTTGATAATCTGCCTTGTAGTAAGTTGATAAACTCCATGGCTAAATTCAATTCGGTTATCAGGGTAAAACGACACGCAAGGTGCGTTGTAATTACCGACTACAATTGTGTGTTTAACAACGTCATTGTTAAACTTCACCCATCGATCTTTCCAATAACGCCGTTGCCCGAGAGGGCGTATTCCGCCTTGATCACGGATAGGCGCAACTTTATTCATAAAAGTATCAGCGTGCTCATAGCACATGATAGTAGGAACATCATATGTCAACATATCTAACTCCTTTCAATTAAACTTGGTTTAACTCAATTAAATACTCATACGACTTAGGATCTCGTCAACCTGAGACTTCACATCTTTGCGAATGTCTATACTCTCGCGCAGTTCACGAGCAGATACACCGAACATGGCTTGTTCCAATTGCTTGCGGGACTTTTCTAGTTCAGGATCATTCGTAATGTTCATGCACTTGAGCATATCAACAAGTTCTATGGCGTTGTCCACCAAAGAATCGCGGAAGATTTTCTTGTCGTTCTCGTTCTTGTAATCAAGACGCTCACTCATACGAGATAAACAATCATGCAAACGAGTCCACGCATCTTGCATCGCGGTCTTAACTCGAGTTTCAAACTGAGACTCATACCGACCAACAAGTTCTTGTATGCCTTCGTTACCTATGTCAATTCGGAAGTCACCCGATTGCGGTACAGGTGCGTACTCATACTTGAAGTAAAACTTATGCGTGATTACATCGGGATTAGGATAGTCTTCACGATTAAACAACTCAGCAAGTGTAAATGCAGCGGCACTTACCATGTCGTTGTAATTTGAAAGAAACTTGGTCTTGAGATCCTCAAACTGAACCTCAAACTCTCGCATCTTTGTGTTGTACTCCATGAAGCGACCCATTACCAACAAGCGTGTGCCTGAATCCGACCAAGGCAGGGTATTGTTGTAGTGATAGGTACGCACTTGAGTTACAAACTTCTGCATCTCTTCTAGCGTGGAATTGCCTGCGAACAACTTCTTGTGGAAGTTACCCGCCCGTGCCTTCGTACCTTTGGCTACATCAATCTCCTCGGACACTCGCTTGTCGTTCTTGCGTGCAGTCCATGTTGCAATGTTTAAGTCTACCAATACTGCGCTTGATGAAATGCTTGTGACTTCTTGATTCATGGTAAATCTCCTTTCAATTAAACTCGGTTTAACTCGACTTACTTCGCATAAACAACTTGACCATGCGTGGGCATGGCTTTACTGTCACCAACAATTACCCACAAAACAGGACAAGGGATGCCAGTGACATCTCCCCAACTTGGCACATATCCGTCTGTCAGCATGACAATCGCATCAGGCGGGACTGCATCTCGCTCACTCCGCAGATAGTCAAACACACAGGCAGGGTCTGTACCACCACCGCCACGCATAGTGACATTGAGCATGGTTTCCCCACAGTCACGCTCAAAGCGTTTGTGAGATTCCACCGCCGTATCCCATGCCAATACATCCATGAATTCGGGATTGCACTCTTGGCGTATAGATTCCAACTGCGAGAAAAACTCTTGGCTCAACTCACGATCCACAGAACCCGACACATCGGTAGCGCCAACAATCCTAGATGCAGATTCGCTGTATGTGCTAGGCATGTATATACCAAGATGTTTCAGCCTCTTGTTCGGGCGTGCATAGGTAGATAAGTCTTTACCCGCAAGTGTTGACTTCACAAAGTCCCGCAATACCTGACGCCAATCGACATACGGCTCAAGCATCTCGCTCAAGTTCAACTCGGAATCCCCTCTGCCGATACCATGCTTTTTGCACATATCTTTAGATAGCATCTGACCTTGGCGTATCGCTTGGTCGATCTGATTCTTCAACTTGTCTTGCTCTTCTTGCGACAACTGCTTGGTTTCCGTGATCCTGTCGTGGTTATCAAACGATGACGGGTTTGTCGTATTAGCCTTCGGATTGCTTGGCGGTTCAGTTCCACCTTGCGGTTGACCTTGACCTTGTCCCTGCCCCTGACCTTGATTGCCCCTTCTTGGCGGCGGAGGAGGTTTGTTTGCTTTCAACAGACGATAGACTTGCCCTGCATCCATGTTGCGGTACTTCTCGTCATAGATGCCACCGATTGTCGGAAACTTTACAACGCGCTCAAAGTTACCAACAGGCTTACCCCAATCCTCAATCATTAGATTGATAACTGCATCGCAGGCTACACCCGCAGTCTCAGGATCTTCTTCAAACAATCTATTCCACACAATGCCATGCTGAAACATCTTGTGGAAGTTCTCGTGGGCGACCACAAAGTTCAACTCCAAATCATCTAGTTCAGCGACGAATTCGGGGTCGTACCACTCGTTGCGACCATCAGTACAGGCAGTTCCCCACCCTTCTTCGACAGTCACTTTACCCATCAGCATGATGCCCGACAACGCACAGAATTTCGGATGCGTCATCAAAGCAACTCGTGATTTGGATACTCTCTGCTCAGGTGTTAGTTTGCTCATTACTTTCTCCTATCGTAAATATCCATCCACCACTATCCCCATCACGATCATCTTCGATCATGAGGATTGGCATATTGTCTTCATCTAACTGTTCGATTGTCTTTTCAATCGCATCAGTTTCCACCGCAATTTGTATGGTCTTCATACATACTCCTTTCCAATTAAACTCGGTTTAACTCGACTACTTAACATCAGGCAACATCCAATGATTATCAATTGCCCACTTAGCAAACTCTGTATTGCGTATTGCAATATCCCGTTTGTCTTTGATCTTGTAGAGGTTAGTACCAAACAACGCTTGCGACTCGCGGGGTAGACGCTTCACATACTTGACGATTGCGGTTAGGTTGTTCTTGTCCGCACGCATCATCGCCTGCTGAATCTGAATACATACAGCGATTGGATTATCAGGCACTTTGACGCCCATGGGATCGCGCTCAATGACTGCCCAATCTTCAAGATCTTTCTCCACAGTTGAGTACGCCTGTATATCAGCCGCCGCGCTACGACCTAAGACACCTGCAAGGTTTGCATGGACAACTTTCTCAGTCAGGACATCACGCCTATCAAGTACCTTAGATGCTCGTGCCAATGAACGGGGGCAAACGAATGACGCTCTTGGCAATTGCGGGAAGTATATGTACGGATTCGGCGGTGCTTTTGGATTGATATCCTTATCCTTGAAGTCGGTGTACGACTGCATACAATGCGGATTCTTAATAACCCACGCCATGAGGGTTGGATTCATTTGATTACTGCGACCCCAATCACACCATTCTTCTGCATTAGGCTTTTGCACATACAAGAAGTCTATGCGTGATATGAAGTGCGGCGGCATATTGTCACCAACTCCGTCTGTGCTTAGATTGCCCGTCGCAAATACCACAGAGGGCTTAGTCAAATACTTGTCATACAAACGCCGATCATTGAATGTTGGCATGAGCATATTCATCACAGGGCGGGGAGACTTCGTGATCTCGTCTAGCAACATCACAATATCTTTACCCTTGTGAATACCAAACCGTGCGTTGGGCAGAAAGTTTGTGCAACCATTCTGCTTGTCTTGATCAGGCGTACCAAGGTCACCCAACTCCAAAGTCGCACAGTCTATGGGCGCAAACTCATAGCCCAACTCCGTAGCAACTTCTTGACCCATGGCGGTCTTACCGATGCCTGGCTCACCGCATAGAAAGATGGGGACTTCTGCGCCAAGTGCGAGGATAGACTGTTTAGCCTCGGCTAGTGAAACTGTTTGCATATCAATCATGGTGTATTTCCTTTCTTTTTATTGAATTAAACTCGGTTTAATTGGATTTGTTAGCAAGACGAACGACAAGACCTTCAAGGTATCTAATGATTGCTTGTTGATCTTTCACTTCATTGAACAAGTCGTTGTTCTTCGCAACTGCTTCATTTAATTTAGAATACACATACTCATTGTGCATCCGCTTATGCTCTCCAATTGCCCTGCTTGCTCTCGCTAACACATCGCTTGCCGCAATCTGTTCCTGAGTCGGCATCCAATCAGACTTGCTCGGTTTCTTTGCCCCTCGTACATACGGCTTGACCTTCTGTAACTTCTCGGGGTGCTTCGGTGTCTTGCGAACATAACCACGGACTTCCTCCTTTGCTTGTTGTTTGACTTCATGACGAACCTGATAGACTCGTTGCTTCGTTACACCAACTCGTTTGGCAATCTCTTCTACTGACTTACCCTCTTTCAGGGCATGAATGATTGCGGTAGTTGTTTTGGTTTTTGTTCTCATGCTGATACTCCTTCTTGGTTAGTTAATTCCTCATAGGAATAAGTCGGCTCAATTTGAAACCCATACGCCCAAGAGCCGTTGTCGAGCGTAAATACTGTGCGATCTTTGTCTACATAAAAGATCTTGTTGGTTGATATGCCGTATTTCATACGAGGTTGTTCGCACAACTCCATGGCTACAACTGTCGCAATGCGGGGTAAGTCTCTGCCCCACGCACCACGCCAACTGACTCGATCACCAACTTGTATTGTCTTTCTTTCGTTGTTCATTTTTCTTTTCCTTTCTGATATCAAAGAAGATCACTACACCAATACCCACAAACACAAGTACAACAAACCACACCAACTCTTGTGCTGCCTGAGCAGCCAAGCCTGACTCATACCACCAATTAGTTTTCATTTGTTTGCTCCTTTGATACTGATTGGTAGATTGTTAAACGCCTTGCCTTGTAGATACGACGGATCAAATCCGTAGCACCCCGCCATTACGCCTATGTGCTTGTTGATAAAGTTCCTAGTGAATGTGTCGCTAGGTATAAGGCTTGTGGCTATATGCCCCGCCGTTGTGGTTACATTAGTGACCCAACTAAAACGAAGTTGCTTTCTCATTTGTCATCTCCCCCCGATAAAATGCACGCCAAGAAGTACACACAAAACGCTATGGCTATCAGCCCTAACGCTCCGTTCAATGCCCTGAGAAATTCGGCTATCTCACTCATTTCTTTCCCCCTCTCTGTATGACGCAATTGATCTGATGGGGTAGCACGCTGAAGGTGTACTTGCGCTCGTTCATTGTGACGATGGTCACCAACTCCCCGATGCGCTCGATGATGCAGGGCTTCTTGTTGAAATGCACCACATCACCTATGTGTTTCTCCACATCAGAGGCAAACTCAAACAGCCTTACCCCCACATTGGATTTCTTGGGTAACTCAGGCGAGATTGGGTTTATTGGTTGTGTTGGGTTGATTCTCATAGTAGTCCCTTTCCTATCAACAAGTTGACAGTAGAGTTAGATATCAAGTAACCGGTCAAGCCAAGTATTAGTACATATCCAAAGATTCTCATTTCTTTGCCTCTCTCCAATCTTGGACAGTCCATGACTGCATGATGCGTGCCATGGTCGGTCTCGGTTGGGTTGGTTGTGGTTTCCCGAACGGGACAGTTAAACTCGGTTTAACTGCGGCTAGTCTTTGTTTCAATACTTCAAGTTCTTTATTGTTCATAGTGGTACTCCTTGTTTTTCGCTTAGTTGTTCCAAGTGGTGAAGGTACTCTGCGTAGTGAATGATCTTCCTTCCCCGCGCAGTCTTTGGGTTGAAGTCTTCCCCCTCGTCATTGGCGTAATCAAAGTACACCTTGGAGCAGGCGAGAATGTAGAAGAACGCTTCCTCGTGGTTCATGTCTGTCAATTTCTTTTTAGTCATTTACGCACCTCTTTCTGATTGGTCATCTTCAGTTCTTCGGGGTCGTAGATCAATTGGTACGCACCCTTGCCATACGGGATACCGACTGTCCACTTGACCATACGGGCTTTCCTTTCACCACAGGTTTTACATACTGCATACCCTGCCGCTTGACGGGCAGGGGTTACTACGCCTTTACAACTTGCTGTTTCACATTTCATTTTTACTCTCCTGTAAAGATGTTGAATGGTGTGTGTCCTAAAAATCTAAAAACAAAAATTAGGACATTTTGGACAAATACACACCGCCGAAGAGATTGGTCTTATGCATGGGGGTCTGCTTAATGGACAGGAGATGAACCACAAACCACCACGCCGCCAACCTATTCGGCGGTGAATACTCACCGCTTGCCGCTTCTGCGGCTTTTGCCTTCTGCTGTTTTGTTGCAGTCGGGGTTTCCGAAAGGTTCAGGCAGGGATAAGGAATTAGTAGGCATGACAACGGAGTGACTTAAACTCGGTTTAAGTCGAGTTGCAACGATCAAAAAGAACCCGCAACCTCGCACCGCACAGATAAGCCTTTATGAATTTGACTCAGGATGTGGGAAGTTGGTCGTGGGGATTTCGGGGTCGTGTCTAATTCTTACCCGCAGAGATACTGCTACTTGACATCGCTTGTAACGCAGGGAGTTCCTCGTCATCAGGTTTACTTTGCTTGGCAATGTTTGTGTAAGTCGGGTCGGGCTTTTGTGTGCCACCTATTCTTTGTCCCCGCTTACCTACGCATCACCTTATTCACGGCTTGAAGTCCGTGTTTGCGATTTGCAAGATACGCCTACTCTGCACCCAACTTTAGTTCCGAGTTAAACTCGGTTTAAGTGGGCTTTTGTACTGCTTGGTTGTTAAAGAGCGCGGAAGTTTTGTCGGACTACCCCCGAGGGGAGAGTATATCATAAATTAGACAACAACACAATATATTTGACAAGTATTTTTGTACATTGACACATTCAAAGTATTTGACGCAGATGGGATTTATTGTATTTGTACATTGGTACATTTGAACATTCTCTGATGGCGCATGGGGATTGGTTTGTGCAAATGTGTAAAGGCAGATGTAAAAGAATTGGGGGAGTTGTAAATGTTCCAATGTACAAAAAGTGATGGCGGGAAAAAAGTTTTTGTACATTCGATAAGTGTTTGATTTGCAAGGGGAAAATGGGTTGAATGTGCAAATGTGCAAATGTACAAACGATTTATAGAGAGAGCGCCAAAAAATAAGAAAAAGCATGATGGGGGGATAAGCAGACCTTTTTCTGACTTCTCTCTATTTTCTTTTGTACATTGGAACATTTGAACATTCGACCCGCAAACCCGCATGGTTAAGCCAAAGTTGAATGTGCAAAAGTTTTTTTGCGTTTGGACATTGTGTACAAACCGCGCCACGCCTAGAAAGTTGCGAAGTGGTTAAAAAATGAGCAGTCCGCAAAGCGTTATGCGGTAAGGGTTTGGGCTGTTTTTGATGTGTTGCTGTGGATAAGTGCCGTTGCCGACGCCGCCCTCTTGTCACTGGCATCAAATTGGCAGGGGGAGAAGGTGTTGGGTGCGAGATGGGGAATGTGTTGGTGCGAGTTAAACCGAGTTTAACTGACCATGAGGTGTCGAATTGGCGGATTCGGGTGATGCGGGCGAAAAAAAACCCCGCAGAGCCGAAGCCCTGCGGGGTGAAGTGCATTGTCTAATTACTTAGAACCTGCGGGTACTGCGTACTTGACCTTAGACTTGAACCACTTGGTCGCCCATGCTTGCAGTTCAACGCTTGCCTGCTTGAGATCGTTCTTGTAGCACGCGTTATAACATCTTTGCCCATGATCTTGGACAATCTCTTGTACAGTCTTTTTGTTCTTAGTTCCAGACTGTCTTTTGTTCGGATCTTTGTCCGCGTGTTTGCCTGCTACTTCATCAACGCACCATGCAAGAAACTTATTCCAACGAGTTCCCGCATTGGGAGTTTCAGACTTGATGCGATCCGCTTGTGATGCATCAATGGCGTCAACTTTTAACTCACCACGCGAGCCATTGATTGATACTGTTACATTCAAACCTTTTGATGCATAGTGCGCTTTGTAAAATATAACCTTGGGCTGTAAGCGCACAGTCTTATCGTCATGGAACTTGGAACCATAAGACTGCTTACACTCTGCAAAGAAGTTTAGACGCGCGGCACTAACCGCATCTCCTGCTACATCTTCGGCATTGTGCGCGTTGACCAACGCATTAGCACTATCGGTCAACTTCTTGACACGCGCAGTACTTGCAACCGCATCGGACATTTTTGAAAACTGTGGGACACGAACTACGCGTGGGCTCTTTACTGCAACTTCTTTCTTGGCGTTTTTAGCCATGATTGCACATCTCCTGTTGAGTTGAATTAAACTCGGTTTAACTCGAATCGAATCGCACCGAGCGAGGCAAGCAAACACGCTTCCCTCATACCTAGTGAATTCCTAGCCCCAATCGCGGATCAAGTTGTTGCCACAGCGCACCCCACCGTACGGGGGAGTCCGCCTTAGCGTTATGTGTCGGGTCCCATCCCACTACACACTAATCCGCACAAACAATATTAATTTTTTGACGTTCTAATAAGTTAGTATGCACTAACCCCCCCCCCCTTCATTTTGTTTACCTCCCCTACCCCCGGGGGGTATATAATTTTTTTGTGGGGGCGCCCTTTTTGACGATGAGGGTTTTCAAAGTCCCCCACACTTGACTTTTTGACACTTTAGGGAGTACAGTCCGCCAATGCTGATTTTGACACCCGACCTCGAAATCCCCCTGATCGACGACAAAGATCAGGACTTCAATAAATTGACACTTCGTGAGCGTGCCGAAGTAGCGTGCAGAACGCTTGAGATCCTGACTGCGGCTGGGGCCGACTTCACAGGAGAAGAGCCACAAGACATGGCAGTAGCACGCGATGTGATTCGGGGCAACGAGGTGCTGACAGCCAAGACAATAAAACAAAACCCCGGTGCGCTAGAACATGTGCGGCGCCTCTTAACTGACTACGAGAATCAGGTTGTCGTTGAAGCGGCACAACTGCGTAACTACGTGACTAACAAGTTAGTCATAGAGTCTGATGACAACGACCCGCGCATTAGAATCAAAGCGCTTGAACTGCTTGGCAAAATTTCTGATGTTGGTCTATTTACAGAGAAGTCTGAAGTTACTTATAAAAATAAGAGTGACGAAGATCTTGATAAGACTCTCGAATCTAAGATTCAAGAAATACTTAATCGCAATACGATTGACCTAGCCCCGGAGGAAGTCTTTGGAGACCCCAAGGAACGAAGCCCATTCATTGAGAAATTTGAACCTAAAAAACCTGAGCAGCCTGAGCAGGATTGAAAAGGAACAACTCTTGGAAGCGCTTCTGGAAAAGGAGCGTAGGAAAACTGTTGCCAATTGCAAAGCAGATTTTCTTGAGTATGTTAAGCAGATGTGGCCCGGATTTATTTCTGGTAGACACCACCGAATCATGGCAGATGCGTTTAATAAAGTGATGCGTGGAGAACTTAAGCGCGTGATTATTAATATGCCACCGCGACATACCAAGTCTGAGTTTGCTTCTTATTTGTTTCCGTCTTGGTTCTTAGGCAATCTGCCACATAAGAAAGTAATTCAGACATCGCATACAGCCGAACTTGCTACTGGGTTTGGTCGTAAGGTACGTAACCTTGTTGATAGCGATAAGTACAAAGATATATTTAATGAGGTAGAACTGCAGGCAGATAGTAAAGCTGCGGGCCGCTGGAATACGAACTACGGCGGGGAATATTTCGCTATCGGTGTGGGCGGTGCTGTTACCGGTAAAGGTGCAGACATTTTGATTATTGATGACCCGCACTCTGAGCAAGAGGCTGTGCAGGCAGAGACGCACCCTGAGATTTATGACAAGACTTATGAGTGGTATACGTCAGGTCCACGGCAGCGTCTGCAGCCGGGTGGTTCGATTGTGATCGTGATGACGCGCTGGAGTAAGAAAGATCTAACGGCGCAGGTATTAAAGTCTTCATTACAACGCAACGGCGAGACGTGGGAAGTGATTAACTTCCCGGCGATCATGCCGAGTGGCACACCGCTTTGGCCTGAGTTCTGGCCCCTAGAAGAGTTAGAAGTATTGCGTGAGCAGTTGCCGGTTCACAAATGGCAGGCTCAGTACATGCAGGACCCCACGAGTGCAGAAGGTGCGCTGATCAAAAAAGATTGGTGGCGTATATGGGAGAGAGATTCAGCACCACCGTGCGAGTTCATCATTCAGTCTTGGGATACTGCGTATACTAAAAATACACGCTCGGACTACAGCGCATGCACGACGTGGGGAGTGTTTTACCAAGAAGATGCGGATACAGGGTATAAAAAACCGAACATCATATTGCTCAACGCGGTAAAGGAACGGATGGAGTTTCCTGAACTGAAACAAAAGGCGCTAGAGCAGTATCAGTATTGGAAGCCTGATGCGTGCATCATCGAGGCAAAAGCGGCTGGTGCCCCACTTGTGTTTGAACTGCGGAAAATGGGGGTGCTTGTGTCTGAGTACACTCCCTCGCGTGGCAACGACAAGATTGCTAGGGTTAATGCGATTGCGGATTTGTTTGCCTCTGGGGTGGTCTGGGCGCCCGAGACACGGTGGGCAGAAGAGGTAATTGAGGAGTTTGCTGCGTTCCCTTCTGGCGAGCATGATGACTTGGTGGATTCCAGCACACAGGCGCTTATAAGATTTAGACAGGGCGGGTTTATACCTATAGACAGTGACGAAGTAGACACTCCGCTGGACATAAAGCCTAGGAGTTACTACTGATGGGGCAGTGGAGGAAAAAACGCTGGGTGCAGATTAGCGGGATTTTAGTAAGAGATCCGTTTGACGAGCGCCCCCTGCATGTAAGAGTTAAAGAGTACGCGCTTTGGCGTTGGTATAGCGCTGTACGAGCGGTAAAAAACCCCGCACAATGGTGGAAGCGACGCAAACGCGTGCGCCAGATTAACCGGTATTTACTAGCCGAGGCTCGTAAGTACGAACAAAACCGACAGGGAATTTAAAAATGGCTATTGATAAAGCGCTTTATGAGGCTCCAGTAGGTTTGGCTGCCCTAAACGAACCCCCAATTGAGGTTGAAATCGAAGATCCTGAGTCTGTAAGTATTGAAATGGACGGGATTGAGGTTGAGATTGAGCCTCGTGGTAAAGAAAGAACCGGAATTAAAGAGTTTTCTGCCAATTTGGCAGAGCATTTAGAAGAATCAGCCCTGCAAGAGTTGGCTGAAGAACTTATTGGGCACTTTGATGACGACAAACGCTCTCGTAAAGACTGGGAAAAGACCTACAAAACAGGGCTAGACCTGCTTGGACTCAAGATTGAGAACCGCACAGAGCCTTGGCCCGGTGCTTGCGGGGTGTTTCATCCCATACTGACTGAAGCCACAGTGCGTTTTCAGTCAGAAGCCATCATGGAGACCTTCCCTCCACGGGGTCCGGTCAAGGCAAAGATCCTCGGCAAGGAAGATATGCTGGCTGAGAAGGCTGCAGAGCGCGTAAAAGACTATATGAACTACGTGCTGACCGAGAAAATGGTCAACTACCGCACCGAGCATGAGCGGATGCTGTGGTCGCTGCCGCTGACAGGCTCTGCGTTTAAGAAAGTCTATTACGACCCAACGATTAAACGCCCCGAAGCCATATTTATTCCGGCTGAAGACTTTGTAGCGCCGTTTTCTGCGTCAGATTTAGAGTCTTGTGAGCGCTTTACTCACGTAATGCGCAAAGTTAAGAACGAGATCCGCAAAATGCAGGTCTCGGGCTTTTATAGAGACGTAGATTTAGAAGATCCGCCCGATGTTGTAACGGATGATGTGAAAAAAGCGGAAGCCGATGCGCAAGGCATCGACATTATTAAGGATGACCGCTACACGCTGCTTGAAATGAACGTGAATCTGGATCTAGAGAACGATCCGTATCGCGCTGAAGGTGAAATTGAGATTCCATACGTCGTTACAGTAGATTACAACAGCGGTCAGGTGCTATCTATTTATCGTAACTGGAGTGAAGATGATGAAACGTACAAACGACGCATGCACTACGTCAAGTACGATTACGTTCCTGGATTTGGTTTCTATGGCTATGGTCTTATCCACCTTATTGGTGGGCATGCTAAGTCTGCTACCTCTCTATTACGCCAACTTATTGACGCTGGAACACTTGCCAATCTTCCGGGTGGCTTAAAAACTCGTGGTATGCGGATCAAGGGCGATGAGACGCCCATCATGCCGGGTGAGTTTAGGGACGTTGATGTACCGAGCGGCAAGATCCAAGAGAACATTACATTCCTGCCCTATAAAGAGCCAAGCCAGACGCTCTTGTCTTTGTTCGATAAGATTGTTGAGCAGGGCCGAGGTATGGCAGCGGTTGCTGATCTTAAGATTGGTGATGTAGACCAGAACACCCCGGTGGGCACCACCCTCGCAGTCCTTGAGCGGATGCTCAAGATTATGTCTGCGGTGCAGGCGCGTATGCACGCCACGCTTAAGAAAGAGTTTGGGCTTCTCAAAGCCATCATCGAGGTCATCCCACCGGCAGGCTATGAGTACAACGTCGATCCGGATCGCATGATCAAGGAGTCAGACTTTGAGCGGGTAGACATTATTCCTGTATCGGACCCCAATGCGTCAACGTTCTCTCAGCGGATGCTCCAGTACCAAGCAGCACTACAACTATCCCAGCAAAGGCCGGAGTTGTATGACTTACCGGAACTTCATCGGGGCATGATCCGGCTAATTGGCTTTGAGAATGCAGACAAGATCGTGCCTAAGAAAGACGAGATTCCGTATAGGGACCCCGTCAGCGAGAACGCCATGGTGCTGCAGGGTAAGCCTGTTAAGGCGTTCCCCGAGCAGGATCACGAGGCCCATCTCACGGTGCATACAAACGCCATGAAGGACCCCAAACTACGTGCCCTAATAGGTCAGTCACCAAATGCACAGGTTATTTCTGGCGCTATGGAGGCTCATATTGCAGAGCACTTGGGCTATGCGTATCGCAACGAGATACAGCAGTCTCTGGGTATTGATATACCCCCGCTTGGAGCGAAGATGGACCCGCTCATGGAGAATCAGCTATCTCGCCTCATGGCAGATGCGTCTCAGAAAGTTCTTCAGCAAAGCCAAGCAGAAGTTGCACAGAAAGAAGCCATGGCTCAGGCACAAGATCCGCTTACCCAACTACAGCGCGAAGAGTTGCAGATCAAGGCCGCAGAAGTTGATCGCAAACTGAAGAAAGACATGTCAGACGCGGCGCTTCGGTCAGCCGAGATTGCCATCAAGCAAGAAGAAATAGAGAACAAAAAAGAAGAGCAAGATAAAAAACTTGCTTCTGAGGAGACTTTAGAGGGGTTTCGTGCAGCAATTAACTTAAGAAAGGGTCCATCACAACGTGGCTAGTTCATTTGAAGAAATATTCTTAGAAAAAATACGTAAGGAGTTAGATCGGCAAGCAGAGGACCTTGCCATGGGATCGGCTGATGATTACGCAGCGTACCGCGAAAAAGTTGGCTTAATCCGTGGCTTGATGGTTGCCGTAAATATGTTTGAAGAACTCGCTAATAAAGCAAGAAAGGAAAACCTAGATGATTAAAGGAATTGGCGTACCAAGTACAGAACTAACACTAAAAAAGATCGAGGAAGCAAGAGCCGCACACAAATTACCTGTCCCTGTAGGCTGGAAAATATTAATTGCTATGCCGGTATTTGAGGAAAAAACAACCGGTAGCGGAATTATTCTTCCTAATCAAACTAAGAACGCTGAAGAAGTTGCAGCAAACATTGGTTTGGTTGTTGCTATGGGTCCTGATTGCTATACCGACAAAAACCGCTACGCCCACGCTTGGTGTAAAAGAGGGGATTGGGTAGTGATGCGGTCTTATTCAGGCTCTCGGTTCACGATTGGGGGGCATGAATTCCGTCTAATTAATGAGGACACCGTAGAGGGTGTAATTGAAGACCCATCAGGGTTTACCCGAGCATAAGGAGGATTTATGGCAGCAAATAAGATGCGAACGCTAATAAATGGCGTAGAGCAAAACGATGAGGGGCTAGGGCCAGACGGATTGCCCGAAGAAACTCAAATTTTAAAAAAGTCGGATCCAGACGAAACTTTTGAGTTTGTAGTGGAGGGGGAAGAACAAGCACCCCCACCCCGAAAGGCCCAAAAGGTTGAGGTTGCTGATACTGACGAACTAAGCCAGTACAAGGCCGACAAGGACAATGAATACGAGCAACTCAAGAAAGAACTTGAGGAAGAGCGCTCTTATCGGCAGCGGTATCAAGAAGAACAAGAAGAGGCAATTCGGTATGCCCAAGCCGCCATGGAGGAAAACAAGCGGCTCAAGACGGTACTGGATCAGGGCGCCAATTTATACACCGATACTGTCAAATCTAAATTAGACACTGAGTTGGCTTCTGCTCAAAAGGCTTATAAGGAGGCTTATGAGTCTGGGGATTCTGAGGGTATGGTGCAGGCCCAACTCAAAATGGCAGAGGTGGTTGCAGAAAAAAGAGAACTTTCTCGTAATCCCCCTTTACAACGGGCAGAATCTAGCGTATATAGTCAACCCATACAGCAGCAAGTTGCTTCAAGTCCGGCTGTACCGAAGACTGATCCAAAGGCGGAAGCCTGGTTCCAAAAGAACTCGGAATGGTTTGGTAAAGACGATGAGATGACGGCAATTGCTTATGCTGTTGACAAAAAACTCATGCGAGAAGGCGTAGACCCTCGCACGGACGAATATTACAGACGCCTAGATGAGCGTATACGCCAAGTCTTTCCTGACCGGTTTGACAACGTAGAACAACCTCAACAACGCACTGTAAAACAGCAATCCACTGTGGTTGCGCCAGCTTCTAGAAGTGCATCCCCGAAAACCGTGAAAATCCCGCCGGGAGGCGCGGCTGTCGCACGTAAATTGGGTATACCTATAGAAGAATATGCAAAACAATGGGCTGCTATTAACGGAAGGAGTCAGTAATGGGTAATCAAAATCGTATGAGTCGTGAACTGGAATCTCGTGAAAATGATCTTCATGATCAACCATGGATTCCCCCCTCGTCGATACCAACCCCTGATCCACAGGACGGATACGCTTTTAGATGGGTTCGTACTATGGTAATGGGCTTAGATGATGCACGAAATGTTTCCATGCGTCGTCGGGAAGGTTGGGAGCCTGTAAAGGCAGAAGATCATCCAGAACTGCTTCTTGATTTGGGCCTCGACGGGTCTGCCTCGAAGAATGGACTAGTTTTGTTTGGTGGCCTTATGTTGTGCAAGAATCTCGAAGAGAAAGTCGGAAAGCGTAATGGTTATTACGAAGGTATGGCTGATCAACAGATGAGATCCGTGGACAACAACTTTATGCGAGAGAACGACGCCCGTATGCCACTCTTTAGTGAGAAGCGTGCGGAAGTCACTTTCGGACGTGGCAAATAACTTTTAAGGAGTTTTAAATGGCATATCCTACCCTTGCAGGACCTTACGGTCTGCGCCCGATCAATTTGGTCGGTGGTCAGGTGTACGCTGGTCAAACTCGCCAAATCCCGATTGCCTCTGGTTCCGCTACTGACATCTTCTATGGTGACGTAGTAGCCCTGAACACAGCCGGTAATCTTGAGAAGGTGACGACCACAAGCACCGCTGCTGATGTTGTTGGTGTGTTCCTTGGCGTTACATACGTCAACCCCACTACTAAGCAACCCACTTACGCTCAATTCTATGACGGCCCAATTACGGGTTCGACTACTTATGCGTACGTGCAAGATGATCCTGATCAGTTGTATCAGGCTGCTGTTGTTTCGACTGGTACGACTATCGGTGGCGTAACTCGCGCTGCTGTTGGTCAGAACGCCGAACTGGTCCAGAATAGTGGTTCTACTGTTACTGGTGATTCAAAAGTCGCAGTTCTTGCAACAACTGGCACAGCCACTACGCTGCCTTTGCGTGTGATTGACGTTGTTCCTGAGACTGTTAACGCATCCGGCTCGTATACGGAAGTGATTGTCAAATTTAACATTGGCATTCACACTTATACAACTGCCGATGCCGTAGCATAAGGAGCAATTAAATGGCTATCTCACGCGCACAACTTTTAAAAGAACTTCTCCCGGGGCTTAATGCTCTGTTTGGTATGGAGTATGGTCGCTATGGTGAAGAGCACAAAGAGATTTTCGTAACTGAAACCTCTGAGCGTTCTTTTGAGGAAGAGGTCAAGTTGTCTGGCTTCTCCGCCGCTCCAGTAAAGAACGAAGGTCAGGCTATTTCTTATGACAACGCGCAGGAAGCATTTTCTGCTCGTTACAGCCATGAGACGATTGCTCTGGGCTTCTCAATTACTGAAGAAGCAATTGAGGACAACCTGTATGACAGCCTTTCGGCTCGTTATACCAAGGCTCTGGCCCGTGCTATGGCATATACCAAGCAAGTTAAGGCTGCAAACATCCTGAACAATGGTTTCAACTCTAACTACCCCGGTGGTGACGGCGTTGAACTGTTCTCGACCTCGCATCCCCTTGTTTCTGGCGGTGTTAACTCCAACGAGCCTTCCACTCCTGCTGACCTGAATGAGACCTCCCTTGAGGCCGCTGTTATTCAGATCGCTGCTTGGACGGACGAGCGCGGCCTGCTAATTGCTGCAAAGCCGCGTAAATTGGTTGTTCCCCCCGCACTGATGTTCGTTGCAACCCGCCTCTTGGAGACTGAACTCCGTGTTGGCACAAACGACAACGACATCAACGCTCTGAAGAACAATGGTTCTATCCCCGAGGGTTACTCTGTTAACCACTTCTTGACGGATACGAACGCATGGTTCCTGACGACGGACGTTCCCAACGGTCTGAAGCACTTCATCCGTACTCCGATGAGTACCTCAATGGATGGAGATTTTGACACCGGTAACGTACGTTATAAGGCTCGTGAGCGTTATTCGTTCGGTTGGTCTGATCCGCTCGGTATTTTTGGCTCACCGGGTGCATAAAACAAAAGGGGGGTTACAAGCCCCCCTTTTGGTATTACACTATAAGGACTAGGATTTTTAGTTACAGGTACTGACCTAGCAGACTTAGTAGAGAACCTGTAACGAGTCGTGCTACTACACGGAGATAAACATGGCACTTTCAACTACCCAGAGTATCTGGCGTTCGGGCGGTGGGGATCAAACTCGCACCGCATATTGTGGTTCTGGCGTTATGGCTGCTCAGTTTTATATTGCTGACGCATCTGTTGCTACCGCCACCAATGTTAAAGTTTCTTCTACTACAGGTGCTCCTGACCTGATTCTTCCTGCAGGCGCAGTTGTGCTGTCTGTAGAAATTAATGACGCAGGTTCTGGTTCTGTAGACCTCGGAACCCGCAACTATGTTAGTGGATCTGTTACCGGTGCAGCTATTGCAAATAACCTATCTGTTGCTGCTGTTGGTTCTATCACTTCTGGTTTAACTCGCACCGCTATTTCTGCATTGTCATATGTAACCGTAACAATTGACACTTCAGGTGCGGGTACTGTTGGTGGATATATCACATATTTTGTGGCAGATCCTACAGTTGGTCAGCAAAGCGCTTAATAGGAGGCCATAATGCCTACCATGCAATATGATGTACTAGCGACAAAACCGTTGACTAGCACAGGCAATTTTAAAGACCAAAATAATTACGACATCAATCGTAATCGTATTAAAACCGTGTATGCGGTTAATGGTGCAAGTGCTGGTACTGTCGTTATTCGTGAGGGTGGGGCTAGTGGCAATATTGTGCTTACTGTAGAAACCGCTGCAAGTGGTACGGCTGGATACACCATTATCCCGTTACCGGGAGAAGGTATTCTAGTTAAAACAGGTACGATGCACGGTACTGTTACTAATACAACCTCAATAACGCTTTTTTACGGATAATAAATGCAAAAAGAAAAGTCCTACAGCGTTGCAGGTCGCAAACTGATGCTTGGTTTGCCGACTTACGACTTTAAACTGTCTACAAAACTTGCTATTTCAATGGCAAATTTTTGTGCGCTTGCTGGTCAACATGGGGTATCCATCCAGATTAGTAATATATCTGGGTGCTCTATTGTCGCCCGGGCGCGCAATCTTATTGCTGCTGACTTTATGGCAAGCGATTGCACGGACTTAATGTTTATTGATTCAGACATTAATTTCAATGCAAACGATTTGTTTAGGTTGCTGGCTTGGACTTCTGACCCCAAATGCGGTATTGCCGCTGGTATTCCAGTGGCTCGCAAAAAGGCTAAAACATTTATTTCCACGCTATACAAAGACG